GCAGTTTGCAAAGATCCCACTGCTCATCAATGACATCATTGTACCCAGGATACAGGATGATGCTCTTTACCAGGAGAGCCTTGGTAGCAGGCTGTTCCGGGTCGATAGGTTGGACGCAGAAAGCTCCAGTTCCATTCCACTTAACAATCATATTTCCTCCCTTGGAAACATTCCCCGCCCACAGTTACCCATGGGCGGGGATCATTTGATTAGATACCGTCCGCGTACACAATGGTCAGCGGATAGTACGCGATCACACCGACAATCGAAGCAGTAAGAGGAATCATATAGGACATAGGACCGTCCTTGTACTCTTCCTGTTGCTCAAACTTAACGGGGATCTCCAGCTCGATGTGGTTCGAGTCGTTGATGTAGGCCACCATACGAGTCGTACCCAGAGAGCCAGCATCGTCAAGATTGGAAAGCCAATCGAGCCGAACGCCAGGGTGATTCTCCACGAAATACTGGTAGATGGACTTCTCCATCGTGTCATCCAGCCGGGTCTGCTTGATGTAATCAAGATTGGCCTTGGGCATAAGGATGGTGTTACCCTCTTCCTTACCCAGAGTCACGTCATTGATGGCATTCAGGACACCATTCAGATCAACGAGGATCTGGTCGGGGGTCTTGGTCGCCCAAGTCTTGGAAGCGCCGGAACCAGTGGCAGGCACGTTGTAGGTGGAGGTGCCAGGATAGTCCAGGAATCCGGGGATATTGTGCTCGGAGTCACCGTTCAGCGCAATATCATTCAGCTTCTCATCAATGGCCCTACGAGCGAAGAACGCCCGCTTGGACTCCAGGGGAACGCCTGCGAAAGCCGCCCTCTGAATCTCCTTGATGTTGTATCCATAGCTGGAACCAATGTCGCTCACGCGCCGGGTCTGCTCAGTACCGCCGATCTCACTCCGAGGGAAATCGAAAGTGAATTCAGAGATGAACTTCGCAAGCGCGTAGCCCTGCCAGGAGCGCCAGGTCAGCTCAGTGGCACCAGCAGGGAGCTGGGAAGTGATGGGGAAGAGGCCAGTGAGGGCCTTCAGATCGCCAAGCTTCTGGTCGTAGGTCTGAGCCTTCACAACCTCAAGCTGGTGCGCGAAGAAAACAGTGGTTTCTCCGTCCAGGTTGGTAACAGTGTTCTTATCGTTCATTTTCTATCTCCTTACTTCACACCGCGAAGCTCAACGACAGCCAAGCCATCGGCATTCGGATTGGAGCGGAAATAACCGCCAATATCAAAGGTGTTGGCAGAGCTGGTAGTGGTGAACTTCTTATAGTCCCCGTCAGAGACCAGATCAACCACGTAAGCAGGCTTGTTGGCACAGCCGGTGACACCAGAAGCAACATGAACGTAAATCTTACCCTTGGTAAGAACGTTCATCTCCTGATACTCAACATACTGCTCAACAGAGTCCTTGTAGCACCTATGAGAAATAGGGGCCACTCCCAAGAAATGCAGGGAAGCATCCGTAGAATCCGGCTCATACGCCTTGGTCTCATCACCCTCGTCAACGAAGACAGGATCACCGAATTCAAAAGTAACCCCGGAAGGGACTACCTTATTCTCAGCCCACAGCATGGGACCGAAAAGAGTACCAGCCCGCATCTGGTCGATGGTATTCTGGTATTGAATCATTACTTACCTCCTTCCGAGCGCTTTCCATACTGTGCATCGGAACGCTTTTTCGCTTCAACAATTTCAGAGGGCTTTGCCTCGGAATCTGCATTCAGAGAACGGACAGCAGAAGCGGCCTTGGTCTCTTTCTTCTCGTTCAGCATCTCCACCGCGATATCGAATCGAGCGGTGACGTAGCTGTCATCCTTGCCATCAAGGTTCACCGAGGGGCTAACCGACTTAATGACAGCCAGCTTGATCGCCTTGTCATCCAGACCGTCAGTCTTGATCTCAGCCTTCTGGGCAATAGCAAGCAGGTTCAGGCGAGCCTGGACCTTCTCATTGACCTTGGCCTCATCCAGATTAGTAGCCTTCAGATCGGCAACTTCCTTCTCCAGAGCATCAGCCCGCTCTTTCTGGGCATCACGTTCGGCCTCAACCTTAGACTTGTCAGCAGTGAGGGCATCCAGCTTTACCTGGGTTCCATCGGCGCGTTCCTTGGCTTTCTGGAAAGCCTCAATCACAGCGTCTTCCGCCTGATAGTCTACGTTGTCAAGGTTAATGGTATGAAAAGACTTATCCGCCATTCCATCCTCCTTCAAAATATCAGTCCCGACCATCATAATGGCGGAATCTGCGTCATCCAGTCTAAGTTTAGCCGCATCACCAGCACGGCCCCTATCTACAAGAGCCACATGGTTTACACGGATATTCCGCTGAATGCAATCATAGTTCATTCCCATCCAGGTTCCTGGAGTCCAATCCAAGTCACAGCGATAACCGACAGAAAGTGAACGCCTTCCATTCTTTACCGCCTGCTTACCCTCTGGCTTCATAATAGAAAGCCCAGCGGATACGTGGAACTCATCATGCTGAATAGGTCCCATCATGGTACCAACCGCAAGTTCATCACAATTGGTAACATCCACGATTCCCCCCTTCTTGGTGGGATGGGAATTCGTGATAGGCTTCCCTACATAGGAAGCCAGGGAGTCCTGGTGGAAAACCTCGTCGGGAAGCCTAAGCTCCTTGCGGGTGGTCCCATCCTTATTCAAGTAGGTGAAAACACCTATATTCGTAACAACAGCCCGCCCAATTAAAAAACCTTCAGGAGACTCATCCATTCGGGTGGAAAGCTCAGTCTCGCAAAAATCTATATGGGAAACAGATTCATCCTTATGCTCTTTATCCTTCTCTTCTTCCACGGTTTCGGCTATCATGGCCGGTGCCTGCTCTTTCTCTTTATCTACCATAAAAGGCCTCCGTACCTGAACATAGAAGGTAGTGTATACTATTTTTCAAAAAATGTCAAGTATATCAAAAATCTCCAAATTCTCACTCTCGTGCGAGTTCCGCATCGATAGCGCGGAGAATAGCAATAGAAAAAGGGGTCCCAAGGCACCGACATCGCCAATCCATCCCAGGATGATATATTGGCATTTTTGCCGTCCTCGGGACCCACGTGTAACCATAATTGAAAGAGTAGACGGAAGGATCACTCCAACTGCATAGGAGAGAATCCATATCCCAGTGGCTCGGGACTGCATCAGGATATCTGCCACCGGGCCTACCCCGTACTTTCTCATCTCCAGCGGTCTGCCAAAGATAAGTGTCTATTCCAAGGCTCTGCTGAAGCTTCTGCTCTATTGTCCCGTTCAGCTTTCCCGTCAAATCCCTAGCTAGAAACTCTGCTTTCGATCTTGAAAGGCTGGAGTTCTTTCGCTGAATGATGCTCACAAGCTCTTCAAAGGGAGTGTTATTCCTCACCGAACTCAGAACCGTCTTGCGGATATCCTCAAAGTAGTCAAGGATTGTGCCTTCTGCCCGTACAGCCGCTTCAGCCAGCCATTGGGTCTGCATGTCATCCCACCATTCCGTTGTCCCGTAGAAAGCGGATCCGGTCAGACCCTTGAAGTATTCGGAAACCTCATCTTCATTAAAGGTAAGAACAAAAGTGGAAATCCTTTTAAGGAAAGGAGATAAGTCAACAGAGATTCCCGTCTTTATAGAACCAGACTCGAATTCTCCGCGCAAATCCTCAAGGAAGAGTTCCCATTCAGTCCCGAAGTCGTCAGTTCTTACTTCGTTCCGTGGGTACACCACCTTTACAGACTTCCTCGGATACCGAGCCTCGATGAACTTGATGGTGATGTCGGCATACCTGTCGAAGAAGTTCCTCATACGAGAGGCCACTTGCTTCTCGTATCTATATGGGTATTGCCATCTCTGCTTTTTTCGATAGGTAGCCCTTCTCTGGGCTGGAGTCATATTCCTTCTATAGTTTTTTATGAGTTGCCGTATTGACCCTTTCATTTCTTAGGAGGAACCTCTTCCTTCTTGTCCTCTTCAGGATCCTCTTTCATATTCAAAGGATCATCCTGGGGATTCTGTGGGTCGGTCATTTCTTTATCTTCAAACTCGTCAGGACTTCTAGGGCCAAATTCTTTCTCAAAGCGCTTCTTGTAAACATCCTCGGGGTTCAAAACGCCCTGATTAAGATAACGCTCATCTGCATCAGCATGGGTTCTGTAGGTCTCAGCAACAATGCGATCCACATTGGCACGGTCTTCCTCATTGAGCTGGAAGAGAGGATTCCACTTGAATGGGCAGTATACTTTGATCCCCTTCCAGGCCGCAATCATGTTTACGAGCATCTGGACATAGGGCCATTCCGTGTTCTGCCTGGCACGAACTGAATCATAGTAGTTCTTAATGTCATTCTCGCCAGTGGCATTGAGTCCGGAGGCAGAGCGACCAAACAGCTTGGTAACTGGATACCGAGTTACAGAGGACACCGACATCATGAATCGATCCAGTACATCGGGAATACCCGTTAGGGAAATTGAATCTCGGATATAATCCTCATCCGTTCCCATCATTACCGAATTTATGGTCGATTTCATCTGGTCAATGGCGCTCATTCGATTCTGGAAGCGTTTGCCCCCATCTTCCGCAAGCATCTCGTCCAAATCAGCGAATTTGAACTTGCCCACGGAAAGCTCATTCATTACAGCAGATGTGGCCCCGAACGCATTCTGGTATGCGATCAGATAGGACCAAACGGCCTGCAACTCAGATATACCCCAGTATCTCATCTCCGGTCGCAGGAAGGCCCCTCCTCGAAGCAATGGGACCTTTTTACCGAAGAATGGGATACAGCGCGAAGCATGGATTTCTCTCGTTATGAACTCATCATTGATTCTGTACTGAACAGCGTACTTTTCAATCTTCCCGTATTCGGAAGAAGTAGGATCCTTGTTGAAAGTGCAGTTATACTGGAGAATGTCCCCAATATCGATCACCTTCAGGTACTCAATGCTCTTTATCGTGGTCAGATCGAGAGGCCGGTCAGGGGCATTCCCATCAATGGCCCCTATGATGATAAGAGATCCGCCGCAGAGCCTGGCCCACTTCTCGGCCAGGTTGAAGGCGCTCTTGGCATCTAGCTTCTCCATTTCCTTGGCTATGATTCCCTGCTCATCTTCGTCCAGGGGGTCATTTTCGATGTTTCCCCATTCTCGGGTGAGATCATCAGCGAAGATATCGATGATTGAAGCGGCAAGGCCATCACCAATATAGGCGGAAACGAAGGTCTCCAGGGGGTAAAGGCAGTCGTTTGCATAGTAGGTATGCCTGCCCTTATCCTTTGACGTTCCCATAGAA